ATAAAGGCATCACATCGGCAGAGGCTTGGTATAACTTAGGAATTGGCTCACTATCACGCCGTATCTGCGATTTGCAAGAGCAAGGCTATAAAGTAACAAAAGTCACGGAACACGGCACAAACCACCACACCGGCGCACCGGCACGATGGACACGCTATTTTGTATCGCAAACAGTATTTGAGGGGTTATTATGATTAGAGAATTATTACTTGTATATAAAATATGGCGTTGGCACGATAAACAGTTCAAAGGGCTATCATCTGACGGTCAGGAACGCAAATTTCACGGTGAAATAGATGAGTTTAACGAGGCAAAGGCTAAATATATCAAAACAAGATATGCCAAACGTTATAAATATGCACCAAACCTCAAAGAAGAAACTGCTGATGTTATTATTGCAGGATTAAATCTTTTGAAATACCACGAATTTTTTGAGCGTGTAGCGGTAAAGCATAACATTAACACCCATAGAACTTGGAAAGGAACGCACCATGTGTCAGCCAAATAACGCTAGTATGGAAGAAACCTATAAAGCCGAAGTCGAGTGTCTTAGAAAACTCTTGGCTGAAAAGGATAAGGAAATACAGCATCTGCACAAGCTTTTGGATTTATACGATAAGGAAAAAGAGGAACAGGAGAAAAAGCTATGAGTAAAGATACACCACAAGTCGGAGATGTTTGGGAATATAAAACAGATGATAAGCATAAAATACACATTGTTTCTAAACATAAATGTTATCCTCTTGACGGAAAATTTAGAAGCATAGATAAATGTCAAAATTTTGAATGTGTGCATAGATGTAATAGTCGTAAAGAATTAGAAACATCAAATTATTTGTATGAAGATATAATCGAATATTACACCTATCTCGGCAAGAGTAAAGCAAACATAGATGATTTATTTAAGACGGAGAATGATGAATGAAAGAATATGAAAAAGAAATTATATCAGCAATAAAATCATTGGTTATTAATGGTGTAAAAAATTTAGATGGTTATAATAATCCTTTTAAGAATGTTGCAAACGCTCTTATAATGGAACACGAAAAAGAAATTAAAGAAATTATGAATGATTGTCTTGAAAATATACTTACGGATGGAGAGTTTAAGGCAGAAATTAGACGAGCTATCGGTCAAAAGGTTGTTAGAGAATTTGCAAGTCAATCAGAATCTTGTATAGCGAGAACTGTTCAGAAATTAAAGCAAGATGAAACTTTTAGAGCAAGATTAACAATAGCTATTGATAATCTTTTAAAGGAGTATGAAGAATGATTAACATACAAGACATTATACCATTTATGGAAGACGGCTGGGTTGCTATGGATAAAGACGGAGCTTGGTGTTGGTTTGACGAAAAACCTGTGGCGAGCGTATGTGACGGTAGGTGGGTTACGACGAATCACTGTATTTCTGAATGTATTAACACAGTAATTAACATCGCTCCTGCTGATGACTGGACAAAGAGTTTAATAAAGGTAGGTGAAATGAGTGAATTAAAAATAATACCTGTAACATTAAAAAGATACAATGAGCTAGTTGATAACGGAGAAATTGACAAAACAGCCTTTTATAAAATAGTAGATGATGAGGAGAAAAGCTATGAGTAAAGATAGTGACGATTGCGAGGTTATGAAAACCGAAAAAGAATTTAAAAAAATAGTTTTTTGTGAAACTAGAAAGCCAAGAATGACCTGTAAAGAGTATTGTCCTGTTTGGAATAATATAGATAAAGATTGTGAAATATATGGCGAACATCACTTCACACCGAGAACGTGTCCATACTATAATAAGGAGTTAAAAGATGACTAACTTAACCGAACAATGGAAAAAAGGCGAACTGCCTGATGGGTGGTATTATGTCCGTTGCGCTTGGAGTGATGAAGTTGAAATCAGATACGTTCACAACGGGGTTGATGACTGGCAAGAAATTATTGCCGAAGTGCCGAGTTTTGAGGAATACCAAAAGCTTCTATCCGACCAGTTGGCAAAGAACGAGGGGGAAGAAATAAATGCAGAGCTTGAACACAGGCTTGCTATGGTGAAAGCAAACGGAAATTATCCTGATAGGATTAGCAAGCTTAAATCAAGGGTTGTCGCTTTATCAGAAGAAAATGCAAATCTCAATAGCAAACTACAATTAAAAGAAACAGCGTATGACTTTGACACGGCTCGTTTGGAAGAAGAAAACGCACAGCTCAAAGAACAGCTAAAAGAGTGCGAGTTATGGTTTACTGGAGTTGTTGGCAATATGAACGATAAAAACGTAGGCGAACATAACAGAAATTTGCCGATAGGTAATTTTGAACACGTTTTTAAGGTATTTTCTCAAAAAATCAACCAAGTATTAGGAGAAGAATAGATGATATACGCATATTACAGAGTATCTACCGACGAGCAGGATTATGAAAATCAAAAATCCGGCGTTGTTAGATATTGCGAATATAAAGGGCTTGAGATTGACAGGGAAGTAATAGAAGAAGGTGTATCGGGAAAGATTGAATATAAAAAACGCAAACTTGGAAAGCTTATTAAAGAGTTAAAATCGGGTGATTTGTTGATTGTATCGGAGCTTTCACGTCTAAGTCGCTCAATGACAGATACTTTTGATATGGTAAAAGTCTTAAAGGATAAAGGTGTTAATATCTATTGTGTCAAGGAAAATATGGAAATTAACGATTCCGCACTTGGATTGATGATTATGAGTGTGTTTGCATTTTCTTCACAGATAGAGCGTGAAAGAATAAGCCAAAGGACGAAAGAGGCACTTGCCAAAAAGAAAGCTGATGGTGTTCATATTGGAAGACCTGCAAACGCAAGAAACAAGTTAAAAAAGCTAGATGAATATGATTATTTAATAGGTTCTATGTTGATGCAGGGTGCAAGTATATCTGAAATAGCAAAAAAAACAGGTGCCACTTGGGGGACAGTTAAAAGATATGTAAGGGAAAAATATGCAATTTGATACACTTTTCAAGAGGATAAAAGAAATTCAAATGGGCAATATTCAAGGTTCAAAAAGAATTATAGACATTGAAACGCTTGAAACATACCGCACTTTGCGAGAATGTGCAGAGAAAATAGGATGTTCTGCTGAATGTGTTTATATGTCAATACTAAACGGAAGAAAAGCAAGAGGACACAGGTTTGAATATTTTGAAGATTGGCAATACTGGACAGACCAAGAAAAAGAAAAATGGACACGAAAAAATAACATTTATTTTATGAAAGGAGCGAAAACATGAGTGATTTAAATGATTTGAACAATTATTTATTTACCGCTTTGGAGCGATTAAATAGTGCTGACCTAAAAGGCGAAAAACTGGAAACGGAAATAAAAAGAGCACAGGCGGTTGGTAATGTGGCGAATCAAATTATCGGAACTTATGCTTTGCGATTAAAAGCGGAAAGTATGCGGAGCGGTTTAATATCTGATAGAACTAAAAAGGACGGTGCTATAATTGTGCCGCTTGAAGACCTAGATAAACCAAAACCAATAAGAGATGCAAACTATTACAAGAGGTAATAATGGTTTTTTATCCGAAATATCCGCAAGAAGTATTTGATTTTATAAAAGAAAGCAAATTAACTGGTAAAAACTTGCGTGATGAAATTAAACAAAAATTTGGTTATGATATACCGAGAACAAGTGTTTATAATCTTGTAAGCCATCACAGATTAGGTAAAAAATACACACACGGGAAAATTATTCCAAGCTGGCACTTAAAACCTTTAGGAACAGAGCGAAAAGACAAAGACGGATATATTCTTGTAAGAGTAGAAGGCGGCGAAAAAAGAAAGCACTTTATTGAATGGGAAAAATATCACGAGCCGACAAAGCCTGACGAATGCTTAATGTTTCTAGACGGAGATAGAACAAACTGCGATATATCTAACCTATTCTTAATGAAACGCAAATATATGGGTGCAATGAATGACATCTTAAAAGGAATTAAGGACACGGAGCTTAAGAAAACTGCTATAACCGCCGCTATATTAAAACTTGAGGCAAGAGAAAAGGAGATACAACTTAATAAAGATAATCCTAGACGAAAGCCAAAAGATGACCGATGGAAAATTGTCGTTAAACTTCATAAAGGAGGTAAAACAACCGCTGAAATAAATCAGATAACCGGCAGGGATAAAAACACAATACGCTGGATAATTAGAAGATATAATTTAGGAATATATGGGGCTTGGAACGGAAAAACTTATAACCACGTTGAAGATTAAAACTTGACACTTGGAGAAAATAATGCTTTTAAATGCTAAACAAGCGTGTGGATACTTAAATATAGGAAGATACTTATTTGAATCGGCTGTAAATAAGGGCTTAATCCCCTTTATTTGCCCATCCAAGCGCAGATTATTTAACACAGAGGACTTGGACAGGTGGCAAAGAAACACACAGAACCTTATAGATTATACCAAAATAGAGGAGTTTGGTATGCCTATATCCATTTCGTTCGGTCAGACGGACAAACCTACCACTATCGCGGAACTCTTGCCACTAGAGAAAGAGCGGTTGCGGAAAGAAAAGTTATTGAAAAAATCAACCAATGCTACCAAGACAATCCAACACCTACAACAAGCATAACACTAGAAAACGCTTGCTTATTATATTATGACCGCCACGGTAAATACTTATCCCGACCTTTAGAAACCTTACAACGGTTAGACCAGTTAAAGCAACATCTTAACATTAAGAACTTATCAGAACTTTCAAATATAGTTATATCTCAAATGGTGGACAGAAGAAAACACGAAGTCGCCAATGCTACAATTAACCGAGAATTGATGTTATTATCCTCACTATTAAACAAATGCGAGCTTTGGGGGTATAACATACCTAGAATAAAAATATCCCAGTTCAAACTCAAAGAAAAAGCCGAAAACGTTAAATATTTGGATAGTTGGGAAACAGCGCAAAAGATTATTGATAATTCTGCTCCACACTTAAAGCCAATCATCTACACGGCTTTATATACAGGATTAAGGCTTTCAAACCTCTTAAACTTAAAATGGGAAGAAATAGACTTTAATAACAATCTAATCAATATCAAAGTAAAGGATAGAACAAAAGACGGTGGTAAAAACCTATCTATCCCGATGATAGACAAACTTAAAACTATTCTGCAAGCTCAACCGAGAATTAACGATTTTGTGTTTAACTATAAAGGAAAACCGATGACTACAATCAAAAGAGCTTGGCATACAGCTTTAAGACGTGCAGGACTGCCTTATACGAACTTTCACACATTAAGGCACACGGCGGCAACGTGGATATTAAAGAAAACAGGAAATTTAAAGCTCACACAACAGATTTTAGGACACGCAGATATTAAGACCACTACTAAATATGCCCACGTTTTAGATGAAGAAAAAAGGCAAGCTCTGATGTCTGTTTTTGAGTGAACTTGTAACAAAGTTGTAAAATTATGAAAGTTGTTAAAAGAAAATTATGTTAAAACAAATGCTTATAAATATAGATAACCTCTTTCGTAATGCGTGGGTCACGTGTTCAAGTCACGTAAACGGCACCATTTTTAAGCCTTGTTTTTACAAGGTTTTTTTATTATCTAGTCCAAAATTCCGAGAATTAAAGTTGTTACAAAAATGCTAAAAAATGCTGAAATTTGCCGAGTCGTTTTAATAAAGTTGTAACAAAAATGCTAAATTTATTAACGTTTGTTTTTTAATTCTTCTGCAAGTTTTATATCGTGAATTATCTTATCACGGATAACCTTTTCAATAGTTCTATCAAGCACACAATGCGGCGTATATTCGGGGTAGTCTTTAAGGATTTTTTGAACAAAGTCAACAAACTTCTCTGTTGGAGCGTATTCTATCTGCCAAGTGTAAGGGTTAAAAGCTCCTATATATCGGTCAACGTAGGTTAGATAAATATATTTTGTCATTATGTTACCCCCTATATAGTTTTTAAGAATCATCTGCCTTTGTTCAGCCAAAACCTCTCGTAATTCTCGTGCCATTCTTTAACTTTTGGTAAATCTTTGTATATCTCATCAACTGGTATGTTTGAAACAGGTCGCCATTTTATCAAGCTGTGCATTTCTTCTTTCGGAAAAAGATAAGGTTCTTCCAATCGGTCAGCTTGCTCCTCTTTAATCTCGCTTAAAATCTCATCTTCAATCATATTTTACCCTCTTTTTTGTGAAAAAATCACATAATCTGTAAATTTTTTACCGATTTTGCCGTTTTTCATTGTAGTTTATCCAACTTAATGGCACAATCTGTTACATCACCCCAAGTTTCTACCGTTCTTAAGCAGTTATCCTTAATCTTGTTTGTTGTTGTCGTGGAGCAACCGCTTAATATCGCTAGGCAAAGCAGAATTATAACAATCGCAAGGCTCTTTAACTCGTTTGACCACTTCCCTGACTTTTTCAATCGTGCTACTGGCTTGTAGCTGTTTTTCGTTGTAGTTTTCAATTTCTGCCTCCTTTGATTTAAGTTGTGATTTAAGCTCGGTTTTTTCGCTTTCCAACGTGTTTATCTGCCGACCACGCTCAATATAGTTCTGAGCGAAAATATACGCACAGAGCAAAAGAAAAGCCACAAAATAAAGCATAAATGTTTTCATCTTACAACCCCAATAAATAACATCCTGCGTATGTAATACCGCCAACGATTATTTCTGCAACCTTTGTCGGAGCGTTTAACCATTCAGGCGGATTCTTTAACCAAATCTTAGATTGATACCAACACCAACAAATATCATATACAGGAGCTACAGATAACCCGATTAAAATATACTTCCAATCAAAATACATCATCGGCAGAATCGGGCAAGTGTAGCGTAGTGTCATATATAAAAAGTCGTATCTAACGCCATACGCAGGAAAAAAGCCTTTTTTAACCAACCAATCGCAAGGGATATGATACCAACGCTCATTATATCGTTTTTCTGTTTCTTTGCTTGGTTGCTTATCTCTACCAATATCAAAACAGCATCCGTGTCCTCTGCTCCAGTATTGAATATAGAGGTAAACACTTATTGCCATTCCAATTAAAACAGCTTTCCAAGCAAGCGAATCAATATAAATGCTCATAAAGGTTAATATCATCGCAGTTGCTTGAAGTCCACGCTTTGACATTATACCTTTTTTAAAAGCACCACCGAACCAACGCCTTAGGAAGCTACCCCAGATAAAGTATAAACTACTCATCATCATCTACATACCCCCTGAAAATGTTACCACCGACAAACCCGATAAATACACAAGCAAGCGACCACAGAACTATCATTTCTTTTTCCCCTTAATCTTTACTCCTATTTTGTTTTCAATCTTTTCTCTTGTAAAAGTCGTCAGAACTTTAAACACTACATTTCCTGTTGCCTTGTAGCAATTCTCAAATATAGAGTATAGTTCTATACCGCAGATTATCGTTGCACCTATTGTCGCAAGCCCGCAGTCAACTAAGGTTACAAAATACTTATCAAACCCCTCTAAGAGAATAATCGTGCAACCATACATTAAGAACTTAACCACCGTTCTTTGCATTTTGTGAGATGTGATTTTCTCGTTCTTGCAGTATGCCGCATAGATTCCTGTCGCCATATCTGCTAAAATAAAAATCAACATCCACAAAATCGTTACATATATCGGCTCAAAAAATCCTATCAATGCTCCTATAATATAACTCCACACTCTATCTAGGTCTAAGTATTTCATATATCCCATACTCCTGTCTTAATAAGGTTAGCAATTCTCTTTGCCCTCTTGGGTGTTTGTTTTGCATAAGCAGAATCAAGACATTGTTCACTTGCAGTCTTAAAGTCCTTTTCAGACATAGCTTTTAACATCTTCTTGAACTTCTTTAGTCCTACCCAGCCGAGCTGAAAGCACATATCTATCAGAGCATACTGCCGTTCTTCATCAAGTTGTTTCCAAAAGTCCAAAGTCTTTAACTTCTCCAAGCAAAGATTAACGTCATTTCGGCAAATCATATATGCCATATTTTTAGTGATACCTTGCTTCCAATCTCCGATTGCTTTCCGCTCTTCCTCTGTAAATGGTCTTGCCTCTATATTATGCCCAATGCCTAGCGTGAGATGTCCTGTCGGGCAGTAATAGGGCTTTAAGACACAGCCCTCGTGAAATTCCAGCCTTTTGATGATTTTCTCCATATTATCCTCCTTGAATAAGGCTTTAAGCCAGTTTAACATACTATTTCTCCAGCACTAATACAATTTTCTCCTAAATATAAACTCATTATGCTGTCCTCCGAAAGATATTGATAGTTGATACTGAACGCGTTACTGTGCCGACAATACCTGATTTTGTTTCGTCAGTCGTAACACCTGCACTTTTTTGAGCATAAATTAAACCAGAAGGACCCTGTCCTATTTTACCTCCATAATTACCTGTCCAAGCTCCAATATAACCTTGATTGGTATAGCCAGTGATAGTAAAATTCTGTGTTCCTGTTGATAAACCCAATGTCATCCCATTACCTTTAACCGGCACACTCGTATTAACGCTTGTAACGACACCAGTGCTTTCAAGCGTCCAAGTGCCAATACCAAGTGTCTGCAAAGGACAGACGTTGTTATAAGTTAAATAAACACTTCCAACAGGATAAAGAGCTTCTAAAACAGAACCACCACTATCCAAATCAATCGTTACGTTACTTGAAGCATTAGCGGTAAATGTTCCTTTTGTCGTGCCACCCTGTGTTATGGTAAGAGTAGCGTTATTAACTGTGGGAATTGTCGGCTTATTTGATAAGTCGTTATAACTACCACTTGTTGCAACTGTGGCTAATCCGGATGTCGGTGTGTAGTCGCTTGCAGACTCACTTGCCATAGTTCCTAAAGTCGGCTTGTTAAGGATTTGTGCCACACCGCTGTTCGCATTCCAGTCTGAATTGACCTGTGCCGCAGGAATTGAAAGCGTTACGTTACCATTTACATCAGGTGATGTATTATTCACGCTCGTAACAGTTCCGACATTAGACGTATATCCGCTAGGGTTAGAACTATCATAAGGAGTATATCCTAAAGCTGTTGTTACATCGCTTGAGGTTATTCCCGTAATATAACCACTATCGTTATTTAAATCAGAAACCTTAGTTGGCACACTTATATTAGCCGTAACGTTAGAGCTTGCATTTGCGGAAAATGTAGCAACATCTGTGCTGTTCTTTTGGATAGTGAGAGTAGCATCATTAACCGTTGGGATTGTCGGGCTTCCCCAACTTGCCTCACTTCCATTTGTGGTTAAAAACTTTCCGCTTTGCCCTGTTTGAGAGGGTAATCCGTCAATATCTAAGTTGCCACTTCCAAGAATAGAATTTGAGTTAATGGTCTTGATATTTGTTCCACTAACTAAAGTGTCTTGCTTAGTATTTAATAAACTGGCAGTCTGTTCTGCGTAATGCTTCGCTGAATATTCGCTTCCGTCCACTGTGCCTGTGGTTTTAGTTGCCCAATCCTTTGCCAAATTTGCATAACTCGAGGCGTTGTCTATATTGGTTAAATCTCCGGCGACAGCGTTAATATTAGCTATATCCGTAGCGACAGTCGTAATATTCGTAGCGTTATTTTTAACCGCTGTTACATCACTTGCAATAGAAGCTACCGTATAAACATCGCCCGAAATTCCTGCGACTGTATTGATATTTGAGGCATTCCCTGCCACCGTAGAAATATCGGTAGAAATACCCGCTACCGTATTAATAGCAGAAGAATCCCCTGCCACTGTGTTTATGTTCGTTGCATTGTTCTTTACTGCGGTTACATCAGAGGCTATCCCTGCAACAGTCGTAACATCCGTATTTATCCCCGCAACTGTGTCTATATTCGCCTTATTTGCGTTTACGGCGTTAATGTTTGTGGCATTACCCGCAACGGCATTTATATTTGTTTCGTTATCTGCTACCGCTATGATGTTGGCATTATTCCCCGCAACAGCATCTATATTAGTTTTGTTAGAATTTACCGCATCAATGTTAGATAAATCCCCTGCAACGCTATCTATATTCGTAAGGTCGTCTGCTACCGAGTTAATATTCGTTAAATCGTCAGCAACCGCACTAATATCCGTATTATTACTTGCAACCGAGGTTACATCACTTGAAATCCCCGAAACAGTCGTTACGTCAGATGAAATACTAGCAACAGCATCTATGTTGGTTTTATTAGCATTAACCGCATCTATATTAGTGAGGTCGTCTGCAACAGCCGTTACTTTTGCTATATTACTTCCAACACTATTTATATCGGAGATACTATCGGCAACCGTGGAGATGTCCGTAGCATTACCGGCAACACTTGTTACATCACTGGAGACAGAAGAAACCGTGGTAACATCGCTTGCTATGCCTGCAACAGTCGTAATATCGCTGGCAATCGGTAAAATGGATTGTGCATAGTATTTAGCAGAGTAATCCGTTCCGTCAACCGTGCCGTCTGTTTTTGTAGCCCAGTCCTTAGCTAACTCTACTTGGCTGTCTATAACGGCTTTCTTCTCGGTGTAGTTTTCGTTAAAGTCTGTGGTTTTACTTGTCGCATTGGCGTTAAAATCACCGGTCTTAGAGCTAGCATTAGTGTTAAAATCCGCCGTTTTAGAACTTGCGTTTTCGTTAAATGCCGTAGTCTTAGATGTAGCGTTAGAATTAAATGCGTTTGTTTTTGCCGTGGCATTGTTATTAAACGCCTCAGTCTTTTCTGATGCGTTTTGGTTAAAGTCAGCTATTCCCTCATCAACCGTTTCTTGAACTTCTGCTTGTCCTGATTTGATGTAATTCACCGCCTCATTTACTTCCATTTTGGCACTATCGCCAATAACTACTTCAAGGTTTCCGCCGTCAATCTTTGTTTCCAAGTTGACCGAAGTCAAAACCGCTTCAACCGTTTTTTCATTTATAGAATATTCCATTTACGCCCCCGTGGTGACTTGCGGTGTGATCCTGAAAGTTCCTATTGCGTTGACATCTCTTGGAAACAGCGTGTCAACCGTTCCGTCAGATGTAGTTAATTGAATGTCGGTCACATAATCCCCGACTTGAGCCGATGTCATAGTGGGGGTTAAAATCAATGCGACTTTACCATTTAAGACATCAACCGGCGTTTCACTAACACTGAAAATAAGGTTGTTTCCGCTATCTCTAACCTGCATCAATACATTTGCACCGGTCAGGTTAATAGGCTTTCCGCATTTATCCTTAACGGCAATATTTATGGTAAAGCTATCCCCCTGCCGAACTTCAATCAAATTATTTACTATTCTTCCTGTCATCTATTCCCCCATTAAAAAAGGGAGCTTTGCGCCCCCGATGATTATTTGCGTTTTTTACCTCTGCAAGCCATTGTCCTCACCCCCTAACTAACGAATGATATTGTTACATAACCTGCACCGTCACGATAGCCTTGAGTATGAACTACATTTGAACAGTTGGAGTTCGTGTATGACGAACCACCGCCTGCACCTCTTGCCCAAGAATCACGTTGAGAGCCACCAAAAAATACCGCTGTCCGTCTTGAGCCACCGCCGCCATAATATCCGGCACCGCCAGCACCCGAATTTCCACCAGCGTCAACGTTTCCACCCGTCCCTGTTGCTCCTCCATATCCGAGCGTTCCGCTTGGCGACCTATTAGGGTCATAAGCGTCAACACCATACGCACCCAAACCACCAGCAGATTGTGTCCCGCCGTTACCGCCCGAATTGCCACCAGTTCCGCCGGTCAAGCCACCACCTGCACCACCTGCGGCGTATCTTGTAAATGGGTTTGTCGCATAAGAACCACTACCGCCGCCACCAGCAACGATAATTCTGTTTGATAATTCTGTGCCTCCCATACGAATATCAGAAGCGTTATATGTTACAGAACTATCAGACGGTATTGCTCCAACTGTGATATAAAGCGTTTCACCGCCATTTACAGGTAAATCGCATTGAACTCGACCACCATTACCACCTTGAGAGGATGAGTTAGGAGTAAACCCTTTACTTGCAACACAATCAACGTGGATTTTGCTAACCCCTAACGGAACGGTAAATGTTTGCAAGGACGATGAAACATTAAACGTTACAGGGTCAAACCCCAGTTGATATACAAGCTCCGAGCCTTTATAGACTTTTTTCACAATCTGACCGTTTTTGGATATATAGCCGATATGCGTTGAGCCGTGATATAATTGATTGTATCCTACCATTTTACCCTACCACAAAATAAAATGTCTCCGCATCAGGACTTTGAGGAAGTGCTTGCACCACCTGAAACTTTGCC